TTTCTATCTCACCAGCCGCATACTTGACATTGATTTCTGCGTGAGCCGCTGCCTGGTCTTTCTTTGTTTTGGCAAGCAGATCGTCAACCTGTTTTTTGAGAGCATCCCTGGCCTTTTGTATTTCTTCGGGCGTGACCTTTCCATCCTGTAGCGCGGCCTTCATCAATACATCGATGCTAACAATAATCGGTTGCGCCGTTGCCCCGTCAACATAGTTCTTCAAATCATCAAGGGAATTCATGACATTTTCATAGCCCGTGGTTTGAGGCTTCAACTCGATACCGATAACAACCGACTTTGTTTTCCCGGCAGCCGTTGCATAGTCAGCTAAAGCAGTTTCAACATCGGCCTTTAAGGTTTTAATCTTCGCAACGGCTTCTTGTGATAGGCTTGTGACCCCCGATGTAATAGATGCCGTTGCATCCGCAAGGGAAATAACCACATCAGAAAACGGGTTGCCAGTCGTCACACCAGCACCGCTTAACACCCTTGAAAGGCCAGTAGCAAAGGAAGTCAAAACAGGGAGAACAGCAATCAAGGCCGGTTGAAGCGCCTGCCCAAGCGCGATTTTCGCCATGTCAAACTGTGCGTTTAACTTTCTCAACTGATTTGTCGGGCTATCCATCGTCCGGGCTAGGTCGCCCTGTGCCTTTGAGGTCTGCTCCATGATCGCACCATACCGCGCCTGAAGTTTCTGCTGCTGGGTGAGTTCCTTCCCGGTCTTTGAAATCCCGTTCTTCATTGCGTATTGTTTGATGGTGTTTTCGTCCACAAGGATGCCAAGGCGTTTCAGGGGTTCAGTTTCGCCCGTGATACCGGCTCTTAATTTGTCAAACGCCTCGTCAGTCGAAAGGTTGTAGAACGATGCCATGTCATTGGCTAACTCCGTCATGCCCGTTGCCATGTTATAGGCTTCCTGTTCACCTAACCCCATTGACCCGAACATGGTATTGAGCATCCCGACATTCTTACGCAGCTCATAGGAGTTCAGGCCCAAAGAGGATGATAAAGATTCAGACCATGCCCTTGCCGATGATTCCATGTTCCCCATCGACACGCTAAACAACTGCTCGGACTCGACGGCATCATTCGCCATCTGTAATGATTCTTTGCCGACCTGAAACAACTCCCGGGCAATCATCGCACCGCCGATAGCCAACCCTGCCTTAGCAAGTTTGGAGAATGCGGACTGGGCTTTGACCGTGTTTGCTTCCAGCCCTCCCAGTTGGTTCTTGATACTGGCAAGCTGAGGGTTCAGATTGTTCATTTCAGCACTAAACTTTATTTGCAGTTCTTCAAGTGTAATTGGCATTCTGTTCCCTCTCAATCAAATTGTGGGTTTCGGCAAAGCCTGTTAAAATTGCCTTCATCGTTTCTTCTTCCATAGGCTCATCAGGAATTGATAACGATTTTGTTATCAGGTGAGGCTTGTCAGGGTACTTTTTAGGGTCATGGTAAGCCCAGGCTGAATAGTGACCTATCATCCACGCAAGGGAATCGCGCCCCTCATGGATATCCTTTTGACCCTTTGTGAACGCTTCCAATCGCCCCTTGATTTCAGCCGGGCACATCGACCAAAAAGACCAGGCTTCTGAATACCCGGCCTCAAAAGCGTCATTGATAAGTTTGGTATAGATTTCCCTTAGGCTTTCTTGTTTTCCGGCGGGGCTTTCTTGTTCTCCCCCGCCCTCCCGAAAAAACCAGCACTTTTCATTTCCTCAATGCAAGCGTTCAAAATCTCTATCCTGTCACCTGTAATCAAGTCGCCAGCATCATTCAGGGTTAGGTCAGGATAATGTTTTCTCAATGCGCCCCATAGGATTAACCGGGCTGAAGTCAGGGACAAATTGGACAAAGCATCGTTGACGATTGCCCCGATGGATTTATTCCCCTTATCCTCCATATCACACCCGGAATTGATGTCAAACTCTATCTTGTAGGTTTTACCGTTCAGTTCAATACTTTTCATAACACCTCCAAAAAGATGCCCCGGCTTTTTAGGGCCGGGGTCTTGTTACGCCGTAACCGTGATAACATGGATTTGACTATTGATTGCCCTGTACCCACTCACGGTAATCACGCAGAAATAGTAGTAAGTTCCCTCCGACAATGCCCCGGTGGTATAGGTTGCGGAGGTTTCACCCTCAACAATGGTCGGGGTTGTATAGTTGTTTTCTTCATTTGAATACCATTGATAGGTCGGTGTCCCGGTCAAAGCCGTTGCCGTTGAATCCAGCGTTGCGGTCTGCCCGCCTGCCTTTGTCTGGGCGATTGCCGGTTTGGGAGATATGACCTGAACAATGCCCGTGATTCTCAATACAGCCCCGAACCCGACAGCGCCGTTTACATCCGCAGACCCTATTTTATGCCCCTTGACAATCGCGGTAAACGCGATAACGGTTGAATCCGGGAAGGTGATCCAGAAATAACCAGAGGCCCCGGAAGTGTGAAGCGTCCGCATCTGCGCCTGTCCAGTGTTTGTTTTGTCGTGGAATCCCGTTATCGGGAGTTCCCCCGAATCCCTTTTCCCTTGAATAAACTCCGCATATATACTGTCCAGATCGGTAACGTTAATTTCCTCTGATGTTAGCTTTACTTCGCCAATGGAAGAAATCGCACCGATCAGTTTAACAGCATCGCCTGAGTTGTAGGCAGGGAGATAGGATAAAGTAGTGCTTGATGCCTTTACTTTTGCCATGTTTCCCCCTTATGCGACAGTGACAGCGCCAGTAAACCTCAACACCGCGCTGAAACCAACAGCGCCATTGACCTCCACAGGCCCCATACGAAAGCCCTTTACAAAGGCGTTGCCTGTTACGGTGGTATTGTCCGGATAGGTGATCACAACCGCGTCAACGTCACCCGTACCAAAGCCAGTTCTCAAACCCACCTGTCCCACATCAGCCTTGACATAAAACCCGGTCAGTGGAACCTCGCCAGCGTCCTTGATTCCCTGTGCGACCTCTTTATAACCGTCCGCGGAATCAAGGGTTGTCGTATCAATTTCGTCTGAAGTTACAGACACTTCACCGATGGTGGAAAGGCCCCCGATTGCCAGCGAATTGAAAGTGATAGTAGTTCCTAATGCCTTAACCTTTGCCATTTATATTCTCCTTATTGGTAAATCTTTTGTTCCGCGATATGGATTAACCCTCTATACCGCATGTTCTTGTGATGAACCCGTGTATCGGCTTCATATAGGTCATAGGAAAAGGTACGTTTGAGCCGGAGGGTTGCCATTTTCACATCAACCGCCGCACCCATTGTTGCCGTTGCTTCAGGAGTAGTAGCCCAACAATCAACGGTGTACTCGACCTCGGTCAAGTATTCGTTGCCGTCTGCTTGTGCCCACTCCCTGTTATTGCTCTCACGCCACGTGATGCAGGGCAGTGTGAACCCGTCCTGCGGATAGAAATAATGCACGGCGTAGCCTGTGCCTGTGAGGGCGGTGTAGACTTCTGCTTGTAAAGTATCCATCATCCACCAGCCCTTCTAAGCGCTTTTTTTAGCGCGTCTTCCATGATTTGCACGAACCTTGGCTCTGTTACTTTTGCGGCAGGGTATAAGTATGGTTTTGCGGGTTGGCCAGATGTTGTGACCCATCCGTATTCTTCTGACTTATACACCCAAGGGCCAGGATGATATGTCACAGGTACATTTGGGGATATGCCGCTGTGGTTAGCCTCGCCTTTCGGCCCCGTCCCGAACTCGACAAATGCCGCGTGTGGCGTGTTTGTAAATACTTTCCCTTCCGCCCCGCCTGGTACCATCTTGGTTTCTGTTTGTATCGCTATTGACCCGTATGGCTTCATGGCTTTCGCTTCGCCAGCCGCATACTCAACAGTTTCCTCAACGCCACGATAAACGGCTTCCTGCACATTGCCGCCCATGCGGTCAAGTTTGCGCATCAGACTGTTCAACCCCTTGATTTCACCAGCCATGTCATGCCCTCATTTCAATGGTCAGGCTTGTTAAGTCCTGCCACTTTGACACGCTCACGATGAGCCAGGGCGGGTCTGTCGTTGCCTCGTCATCAAGCCAAATCCCGTCACCAATCGCATACGAGCCATTGGGCAGGATGCACAGCCGCATTCGGTCTGCGCGTTCTCCGTACTCAGCACGCATTTGTGATGATTGTAAGGGCTGGACATCGCCGTATACCTCAGCGGGCGTGCCTGTCCATGTAACGGTCACGCTGCCCATGCTCCCCGTTGATAGCGTGGGCGCAAGGTGCTTAATCAGCGTTTCACGCCGTTTCAGGTGTCGCATTGACATTCACCACCCTCGCCAAGGTATACGCCCTTAAGAGGGCCTGCAGGGCGGGAGGGAGCGCATCATAGGTGACGGATACCCCGCCCTCACTATGGCTGCTCTCGCCCTCCGCGCCGCGCTTGCCCCACGCGCCAACGGCAATGTCAACCTGTGCGCCTTCAAGGGCTATCGGTACTGATGCTTGTCCAGTCACGCCAAGGATGAAATATTCTGCG